ATCTAAGACCGGGAGATGTAATGATGTATGGTGAGAAAAGATATGTTATTATGGAAGCACAACATAGTTTAACAAATAGAATGAGTGATTTTAATTTGCTTTCATTACAAGCGGGTATAGAAAATATATTACAATCTATTGATGAAAGTGCTGTAAGTTCGATTGATGTGAAAAGTGAAAATCTGAAAGAGCAAATAATTAAAGAAAATCTCAACTTCTTTGATGAAATTAGAGTAACCACAAAAGTCAACATAATCACAAATATTGTGGAAGATGCTAAGTTAATTTTAGGTGGTAATTCCAATAGAGTTGGTTTAGGTGCAAGTGCTAAAACAATCGGAATGAATAAGAGCGTTCCCTTAGTGGATGTAGGTGATGAATAATGGCCGTTAATGATTATCTAAAACGACTCATAGTAGAAACGATAGCCAATAACATCAACGAAGTCATAATTGGATTTGACAACACACCCCCTACAAGTAGTGATGGGAGTGCTGGTAGACCTGCTATTACAGTAACACCAACTGTTAAGATTTTAGACAACTCATCTATACTAGTGGAAGCCGAAATACCTATCACAGAAAAGTTCGATGAAACGCTAAAAGAAGTATACATTCAAATGAAAGACAGCACAGGCTTTACACCTGTGAGTCGCCACGTTTTCAGACCTGTTGTGAAAGATGACAATACAGAAATGAAAATACAGATTCTATATGAGGTGAGTTAATGTCCAATCCACTAAAAACACATACAGATAATTTGCAAGATGGAGACTTTATTTTTTCATCTTCATTAACTAACATGCTAGAGGGTGTTCATGGTAATGGTATACTAATGTTAGAAGATTACGCTGTGGGTGAATCTAGAAGAGTTACACCATCTGCTTTACCGGGTGCGATTGCTTATGCTAGTGCTAACACTATAACAATCAAAGGCGGTCATGGTGTTCTTGATGGCACATTAATAGATTTTGCTGGTGGTTATAGCACCAACACACCTAACACATTAACACTCGACTTAGATAATTCAAACTACGGTTCTGCTTTAACTTCAGGACAACAATGTCTATTCGTAATCTATGTTACAACTGATAACTCATCAGGTGTTAATAGAATTGGTGTTGAAAGAAGTAGTGCGGGTACAAGTTTTCCTAATACACCAACTAGTTTCTTGAATGAAGGAGGCTCTCTAGACGTAGACCAAACCTTCGTTTTAGGTGTAGTAAAGGCTGTCTACGCTGCTAATTCGACAACCATGAAGATAGACATACAAAGCAATTCTAACATTTATGACCTAAGAAGTTACGTTAGACCATCACCATTGTATTTAGGTAGAATGTCAAAAGGTGCTGTTGGTGCTACTGCCTCAGATTCTATTAGAATCAACAGCCATACTGACCTTGACGGTGTACATGGTGGTGGAACAGAAAATGGTACTTTTTCAGCATCTAAGTTAGGTGGCCTATGGATGGGTGCAGACGAGAGTAATAACGATGTACTATTCTTTTCAGGTTATCAAAGTTCAACAAGAAGGACACATAGACTCGGCCCTAACTTAGTTTTAGTTCAGGCTAGTTCAGCCCATATAACATTTCAATTTGATGATTACAATTACTTCATACTAACACCATCAGGCAACATCAACCTCACACCTGATACAAGCGATTCTGCTTTTCCACCCGGCCACACTATTTTTGTTTCTAACAAACATGCTAGTAACAGCGTTACATTAGTACAATCATCCGGTAATATTGTGGTTGGTGGTAACACTAGTGCTGTATTTGTTTTTGATGGTAGCAATTGGCATCAAACAATGCTTTCTTCAACAGCAACCACAACATCTAGTGGTGCATCAGGTTTAGTACAACTATCTGACGGTTCAAGTGGTTTTACTAGCGACTCTACAATTAGTTTCAACACATCATCAAATAAATTAACAGTCACAGGTGATGTTAGTATTACAAATCTGTTAAGCGACCCTAAAGCGATAGAGTTTACACCACAT